ATCTAGTAACTTATCATAGTCTTCGCGTGATTTCATGATAAAATCTACTACATCATCGCGATGTTTTACATCGAGAGAGAGTTCCATATCAATACTCCTATAAAATTTAGACCATTGTATACACATGGCTGAATGGGATTCTGAAAGAGGTAGACTTTGACTAAATTTACTTATGGATGACAAAATCCCACCGAGTACATTCAAAAACGCAAAAAAATACTGAATGATCATGATATTATTTTTTGTATTCGTAGATACATCCTCACTCCCACTTGGATTAAGAACCGCAAATCCGCCTACACCGGTTATACTCGCTATGATTATACTGGGATAGGCCAGCCAATCGTTTTGTTTCTTATAAAATAGACGCGCATGATTGTGTAACCAGCGGTATCCAGCCGCTTTCTCCGCCCATTTTATAAGTAACTTTTCTTGTTTTTCACACCATTCACATGGTTCAGGGCTACGATCTTTTTCACCCATCCTACTGTGACGCGATATTTTTCTTGATGGTCTCTGCTGATAGTCTCGCCAATTTATCAACTTCTTCGTTCTTGGGATTTCCGTTGTGAGCCTTAACCCATCGCCATTCAACTATCTTCAATCTTTTACGAGCTTCGTCAATTTTGATCCACAATTCCTTATTCTTCACAGCGGTGCCCGCGGCGGTTTTCCACCCATTTCTCTTCCAATTCACTATCCATACCATGATTCCCTGCTTCACATAATTACTATCCGTGTAAATACGCACTTCTTGAATATTTCGATGGAGACATTCTTCAAGAGCCCTTAAAATCGCAGTCATCTCCATCTGGTTATTTGTGGTATCATTCTGTCCAGCAGTGAGTTTAAAGTTATCACTGACAACACCCCAACCACCACATCCAGGATTCCCGAGACAACTCCCGTCAGTGTAAATCTCATACATGGTTACTTATCGTGGCTTATCCTTATACTCCGAAGCCTTCTTAGGTGTTTTACATATCGTATCACCACAATGATCACGGTTTTGATAGATAGAATTGATAGATGTCGAAATTTCACTACAAGATTTTAGAGACCAGCGCCCTAGCTTTGGTTTATCCACTTTAATAAAAAGGTCAAATACTTTCTTGAACATTATCTAGAATGAGAGGCTTATATTTAAGTACGCTTATTTGCTAAGCGCCTCGATCGACGCAAGGGTGGCGGTCTAGTAAGTTCCTCAAATTTATGAACATACTTCGCAAATCTGTGGTCATTTTTAGGCACTTTTGCCTTATCATAACAGGTCTGAATGAGTTTCTTATCACCGTTTCCCTGTGTGAGAAGATTGTAATATCTGAGGGTAACCTCAAACATAGACAGTGCCATAGTTCTATTAAGTTCCATATCAGTGTTGTCTTGTACGGCGTTCAACATCATAGACAGGGTAGTAATCAATTGGGTACGTGAAAAGTTGGGCATTTTACTTTAAAAAGAAAAAGTCCACGTCGACTTAGGTCATGTTAACCAACTTAAAACATATGATCATGTAAAACATAGCGGAATGAATAGTTTGACGAAATATATCTTCAAAGCCCCGAGTGTTAAGGTTGATACAAAGGAGCGCACGGTTGAGTATAGTCCACGGTCGTATACACAGTTCATACAGGGTCTAAAAAAGAAGGAACTTCCAGCTGTAGTCGTTCGTCCTAATAAGAACATCGCTGTGTTTCAAGAAGAGAATGGAGATTATGGTGATGTACAAATCGTGCAGACCGAACAGCTATGGAACACGCTCATGGAAAGTGGCGCCGAGGTCATAGTGGATAATACACGGCCCATGTCTCTCACTGAGAATCTTGTAATGTTCTTTTTTGTCGCGTATGCGTTTACACTCGCGCGTACATTATTCGCGTCGAGGAGTGAAGGTGGAATGGGAATGCCAAATCCCTTTATGAAATCTGCAGACTTCAATATGGAAAATGAAGTGACGACACGTTTCAAGGATGTTGAGGGTATCGATTCCGCAAAGGATGAACTCGAGGAGATTGTTGACTTTCTCAAAAACCCTGATAAGTATTACGGGAGTGGTGCTCGAATTCCACGGGGTGCCCTGCTCGCCGGAGACCCTGGTACCGGTAAAACGCTACTGGCGCGTGCTATCGCAGGTGAATCGAACGTTCCCTTTCTTCAATGCTCTGCGGCGAGTTTCATTGAGATGTTCGTGGGTGTAGGTGCTAAGCGTGTACGCGAACTGTTTCAACAGGCTCGTGAAAATCAACCGTGTATCATTTTCATCGATGAGATTGATGCTGTAGGCAAGAAGCGTGGTGGTACTACTACACCCGGTAATGATGAGCGCGAACAAACTATCAATCAACTTCTCACCGAGATGGATGGTTTCGATAACGAGACTGGTATTGTCGTCATTGCTGCTACGAACCGCGTAGATATTCTCGATGACGCACTACTCCGTCCAGGTCGGTTCGATCGTAAAATCCAAGTTTCCCTTCCGAGTGTCAAAGGTCGCCTCAAGATTTTGGGAGTTCACGCACGAGGTAAGAAGTTCGCATCGGGTGTCCGTCTCAAGAACATCGCGAAACAGACAACCGGTTTCTCCGGTGCGGATTTAGCCAATTTTCTCAATGAGTGTGCTATCCGCGCCGTCAAGGATAATGACGGGACGATCACAACCGAAATCACTGAGAACGTTTATCAGCGTATTGTCATTGGTGCTAAAGGTGATGTTAAATATTCTATGCGCAAGAAGGAGCTCGTGGCTTATCACGAAGCTGGACACGCTATCATCGGCGTTCTCGTACCTGATTACGACACGGTTCGTAAGGTTTCTATCATGCCCCGCGGTGCTGCGGGTGGTGTGACATTCTTCCAACCTTCGGAGGATAACGCAGACTCACCCTTTTACACGAAAGAGTATCTACTCGCTCAGATCCTAGTCGCCCTAGGTGGTCGCGCAGCTGAGGAGGTTATCTACGGTGCTAACCGTGTCACGACTGGTGCGAGTTCCGATTATGCGATGGTGTATCAGATTGCACGTGAAATGGTGACGACGTATGGGTTCGGTAAGAACAACTACGATTACCGCAACCTTTCCCCGTCAGCCGCTCTTAAGGTTGATAACGAAATAGATAACATCGTATCCCAGTGTTACAGGTACGCACTCCAGATGTTGGTAGAGAACAAGGACACACTCGAGGAACTCAAGGAATTACTTATCGAAGAGGAGATCGTCGATGGGGAAGTCGTGTATGATATGATTGGACGAGGACGGTGTAATTCGTTTGACTGCTCGGTCAGCTTTGAATAAACAAATAAATAACAAATTCAGTTTTAAATAGCATGGTTGTGCATTTTAAAATTGAAATACAAATATTTTTTAGAAAACTAAGACTGAATGCTTAGTTGGAGAAGGCGAGGCCACCCATACCCGACTGGATGCGGAGGACGTTGTAGTTGACCGCGAACATGTTAAGGTTGGTCGCGTTGTCGTTACCGGCGGTAGTCTTGATCGCAACCTGGGCGTTATCGATACGCGAGAAGTTGCACGTGCCGGTAGGCTGGTGCTCCTCGGGCTTGAGCGCGAAGGAGTACGAGTACACACCGGCGTAGGGGGAGCCGGAGTGGTGGTTGTACGCCTGGACCTGGTTGAAGTACTTACCGGACTGCTCCTTGAAGCGGTCCTGGCCGTTAAGAACGAGCTTCATGGTGTCGACGGTACCGACAGCCTCCTCCGTGAACTTCTCCGAGCCACCGTCAGTGCCGACCTTGAGGAGGGGAGCACCGGAAGCGGAAGTGGAGATGAACGCGTTAGACGCCGCGATCGCGTTGGGGTCAGACTCGAGGACAATCTCAGTGTCATCAGCCTTGGTGGTGAAGTTCCAGAGACCCTGCTGGTCATCGTTCTCGGAGAGGCACCAGACGAGCTCCTTGACGGGGTGGTTGTACGAGAGGCGGACCTGCTTGGTACCACCGGCAGCGGTAACAGAGTCAACACCAGTGTGCTGAACCTGCTCGATCAGGTACTCATGACCCTTCTGGGCGAAGCGACGACGCTCCTCGGTGTCAAGGTAGATGTAGTTAGCCCACACCTTGAAAGTGGAGCCATCAGTGTGAGTGGAGAACTGATCAGTGAGGTCGAAGTCGAGACGGACCTCGTGGTACTGAAGCGCGAGGAGGGGGAGCGCGAGACCGGGGTTGCGGTTGAAGAAGAAAATCAGGGGGTGGAACACCTGAGAATCGATC